AAGGCTTCACGGGGTCTTAATGATCCCGTGTTGCCCCACGATTGCATGATGTTTGATTGTGTAATGGTGGGGCAATCATGCCCGATATGGACAGATACAGGAGAATGACATCATGTCCGATCTACAATTCTATGCACAGCCTTATTCTTTAGATCCTAAAGCAGAAGGCTTCTATTTCAATGACCTTGACGCATACCGCGAGAAGGTCGCCACGATGAAAGACTCTTTCGGTCATCCGATAGAGGAATTCCAGCATATACTGATCGATACTGACCACCCATCCCACAGCACACTGTGGAAGGCTTTGGGCGGTGACGAATACGCCCCGCTTAAGACCTTCTTAGACATCATCGAGACGGCAGACGATCATCAGATCATTCAGATCATCGGTATGCTTGACCTTGGCATGATCGAAACATGGGGCTTAAAGGCTGATGAGATCATCGAGAAATCGGAAGATCTTATAGTTTATGATGACCCCCGAGAAGGCTTCGGCGGCGACGTCTGGGAAGCCTTCGGGGAGTATATGGTTTATGAAGGCTTATATGGCGAGATCCCAGACCATCTAAAAGGTTACATTGACTACGCCAAGATCGGGCGCGATTTGTCTCATGAGGGCTATCGCGAATTGTTGATCCCGAATGGCAAGGGCTGGTCGGACGTCTACATCATCGACAGTCAATCAGTATAACGGGGGCGGCAATGCTTAAATCTTATACCGTCTTCCGCTTCGAGGAATTGCCCCCAGCAGGTCGCCAGAAGGCTTTAGAAATCCTGACCAGCCATGATTACCCGTGGTTTGATGAATGGCGGCAATCCGTGGAAGCCTTCGCAGGTCATTTTTATGGCAGGGTCATTGATTACGAGATCGGCACATGTGCGCCGTCTTGGGTCAAGACAAACCTACAGCCATCTGATTTTAGGGGCTTCAGGCTGAAGCATTGCGAGACCCTGCCCGAATGGTCAACAGGTTATTACATTGATGGGGTCTTGCTGGATCGTTTCAAGGAACATTTCAAGGAAACGGGGTCGGCGTGGCTGGCCTTCGATGCCGCCATTGATAAAGCCTTGGACGATCTGCTGGCTGATATGTCGTACTATGAAACGGAAGAATACGCCCAAGAAACAGCAGACGCGAATGATTACTGGTTCTTTGAGAACGGTGACATCGCATGGGATGAACAAACACAGGAGACAGCATAACCAAAGAAGGCTTCACGGGGTCTTGTGATCCCGTGTTGCCCCATAAACCCATCATGGGGGCTTTCGATGCGGCATGGTGGGCTTATGGGGCAATGATGCCCGAAACGGCCACAGATGGCCATTAAACTCAATGGAGACTAAACCATGAATCAGATGATTCAAAACCTACAAACCGAAACCGCCGACAATGGGCTGACTGTCCAGTTAGACATGACATGGACACACACTGCCAAGGTCATCGAGATGGGCATTTTGTCCGATCTTGACCGACACGGGCGGCAAATCCTGATCAATGAAGTCTACACCATGGCAAGACTGCTAGACCAATTCGTTAAGGAATATAAAGCCCTGACGGAGACACCAGCCGCCGTCAAGCCTAAATACATCAGCGGGCATCGTAAATTGATTGAAGCCTTACAGAAGCGGCAATATCCCGTTTCGATGCGTACTCTTGTACGGGCGTCAGGTTTGAAGCCTTCGACCATTCATGCGGCAATCTGTAATCTTCGTAAAGAAGGGTTTAACATTGTCTCTAAACGGTCAACCACACCAAACAAGACGACCTATCGCTTGTTCACCCGTAAACAGCGCATGGGGGCTTTCGATGCGTAATTTAGACGGTATTACATATCCCGCTTTGGTTGATACGATCTGTCGTATCAGCCAGACCTTCGGCGAAACCATCCAAGCGACCTACCCACGCAAACTTGATTGTGGGGATATGTCGCCTTGGGAGTTCATCTGGGAAAAGATCGCACCGTTATATGGTGGTGAGACTGATTATGATTATGTCGTCACATTACATTTTGATCCAGACGATGCGAGATTCATGGTTCATCTTGACCCTGAGATCAGCAGTCTTCCTGAAGGCCATGCCTTAATTGGTTGGCTGGTTAGTAATGAAATCGCCTTCACTATCGGGGGCGATCGACTAGTAGTGTCTAAACTCAAAGACTCAGATGTAATCGATGCGGAAGATGATGAAGATGAGGAAGTGGAGGTTGTCTTACAATGATGGATAGTAACCTGATTGTTCGATCTAAACTTCGGTATCAGATCAAGACCTTAATCGATGCGGCGGTTCAATATTCCGCTTCACTAGATAGGCACGATGTGATAGAGGCTTTAGAAGCGCATCGTATTGGGCTGGCTGTTCGATCAATGGAAGATTTCTTCCGTTTACCAGACACTCAACGCGATAGAAAAGGAAAGCAATGAACGATCTACCTAAACAATCTTTTAGGCAATACATGACCGCGAAGGAATTTAAGCGGGCACGGAATACGCTGGGCGTTTCTCAGTCTCAACTCGCCAAACTGATGGGGGTTTCAACAAGCCGCACCATCCGTATGTGGGAGAATGACGAAAGAGAGGTCTCAGGATGTGCCGCTGTTCTTCTTCGGTGGTTAGCCTATGGTATCCGTCCTACTCTTGACGATTAGGGCGGTAGGGACAGGGAGAGACACGCCCATGACGCCTTTCGATGCGTCACACTTTGGCGGTTCTCCCTGTTCTGCTGTTATTTATTCACAAGACTTCTGACCCGTTTCTGGGTCAATGAAACAAGCCTCTGCTTTTGGTTCTTCCTTGACTTCATTCAACACGCCATAACGCTTCCCAGCGGCTCTAAAGGTCGTGATACCCTTAGCCCCGTCTTTCCATGCGGTATAGTATAGATTCTTGAAGTCATCGTAAGAAACATCATCACCAACATTACAGGTCTTTGAGACTGCGCTGTCGATGTACTTCTGAACAAGAGTCAACACGGACACATGGTCGGTCGCGCTGATCTCATTCGCTGTCAAACCATTGACACCCTGACGATAGGCGTAGTCTTCAACACGCTCAACGGTAGACCCGTCAAAGCGGCTGATTGTACGGTCATAGTACAGGCTGAATGGTGGTTCGATGCCTGACGACACATTGTCAGCGGTCAGACTGATCGTCCCTGTAGGGGCAATCGATGTCAGGTGGCTGTTTCTGATGCCGTTCATTCTGATCTTCTCTTGGATATGCTCAGGCAATGTCTGGATGTATTCAGACCCCAAGTAGTCCAACTCGAATAATGGAAAAGCACCCTTCTCGACAGCAAGGTCGGCAGATGTATCATAGGCAACATCACGGAGCATCGATAAGACTCTTGATGTGAAGTCCTTGAACTCATTCGATGCGTACTTGAAGCCCAACATTTCGGCGGCGTTTGCTAAACCTGTGATCCCTAAGCCCATACGCCGCTTGTTCTTTGCTTCACGCTCTTGCTCGGGCAGTGGGTAGATTGTCCGATCGATCACATTGTCCATTGCGCGAACGACTATGCGAATATCTTCAATGAACTGGTCGTAATCGAAACGCCGATGGTTGTCCTCGAACTTGTGATCTTCAACATACTTGGTCAGATTGAAAGACCCAAGCAGACACGCCCCGAACGGTGGCAAAGGTTGTTCCCCACATGGGTTCGTGGCTTCAAGACTCTCGCAGTACCATAGGTTATTTTTACGGTTGACTTGATCCAAGAAGATCACACCTGGCTCTGCCCAATCCCATGTCGATCTCATGATCATGTCCCACAGGGCTACAGGGTCTACCTCTTTGTAAACCTTACCCTCGAAACGGAGCGGGAACGGCTTTTCTTCTTCAAGGTGTTGCATGAACTCATCAGTCACACCGACAGAGATATTAAAGCCTGTCAGACGGTCGCTGTTATGCTTCGCATTGATGAAGTCTTCAATATCAGGGTGATCGATGCGTAAGACACCCATCTGTGCCCCTCTTCGATGTCCGCTCGATGCGATTGTCTGACAGATGGCGTCAAAGATACCCATGAACGACACTGCACCGCTGGCAAGGCTATCAAGGCTTTTGATGCGATCCCCACGGGGACGAAGGTTTGAGAAGTCATATCCGATCCCGCCGCCGCGCCGCATGGTCTCAGCGGCTTGGGTGGCTCTTTCCATGATTGACTCCATAGAGTCATCGATTTGACCAGACACGAAACAGTTGTAGGCTGTTGTCTGTCGTGCCGCACCGATGGCGTTCTGAACACGCCCAGCAGGTAAGAAGCGCATATTACGCAAGATATCCTTAAACTGCTCGAAGTGTTCGTCACTGTCTTTTAGTCCGTCAGCAATCCTGACGATTTTACTATAGAAGTCCTCTCCTGACTGTCGATACTTCATAGCGTCAATCTCCTCAGAGATCGGCAGTGTCATTCCATAGTGGTGATTATCTCGTGGCATTTGGGTCTTTCCCTTCTAACTGATTTATCCTCATTTCGGCGTAGCGGATGATCTTCTTCAGATCGGTGATTTCGCTCTGTACTTCGTCCATGTCTGGGTAAGACTTGTACCCAGCACGAAGGCAATACTTGACGATGTTTCCACGCCAAAACTCCAAGCCGTTCTTCATGATGAAATTGATAGGTTCGATAGCAAAACGCTCATAGTGGCTTGGTTTCTCTATGATGTCGTGCTGGTAGTCTTCCTTAAACATTTCCATGATGTAATCCTCGTATGATTGATACTTCTCGCTCATCGTGGACTCCACAGGATTGGCTTCTGCTTATCCTTGTCCCAATCAGACCAACGCAAGATCCTTGCAAGCCTCGCCTGTAACAACGCATCTTCCTCATGTAGACCCTGTGCTTCGTAGGCTTTCATGACTGCTTCCCATGATGGACGGATGCCAAGTACGGCTTCGGCTCGTTTTGCGCCGATGGTGGGACAGCCTGAATAGCCATCTGCCGTGTCCCCTGTTAAGACCTGAGTTAGAAACCACCTATCAGCCTCAGCCTCGGTGACTTCTAGTAATTCGTCAGCCATTGGCCTATAGAGGGTACAGGGGATGGTCTTCAGGTCTTTGTCATCGCTTACAACGATGTTGTCCCCGACCTTGGGCATAGTAGCCATGATGCCTAAGCAATCATCTGCCTCTAGCCCTTCCTTGCTGAATGTCGGGTAATTCTCTTTGACCCAGTTTACCATGGCAACATAGCCGACAGGCTTACGGGTCTTCTTTCTGTGCCCCTTGTAGGTAGGATCAAGATCCTTGCGGAAGTTGCGCTTGTCTGACAGACAGATAACCTGATCAGTACCTTCAAGGCGTTCCATGAAGCCTTCAAGTGTATGGACAAAGATGTCCTTGGCTTCCTGTAGATTAGTGGTCAACGACCAGATGTCGTCACCCCAATCGGTTTCATCCTCGGCTACGCTGGTAGCCCGATAGATATAGATGTCCCCATCAACTAGCAGGGTCTTCTGGGGTGTAGATGATTTCGACTTCATCTTCGATCTCCTTCATAAACTCGTAGCCATCCTCAGTGAGAAACCAAGTGTTTCCCCAGTGTTCTTCGGATAGACGGGTTGTGATTAGTCCTTCAGTTGCGGCGATAGCCACAATGTTCGCCATGTCGCGGCTGAACTTAGACTTTGTTGTAAAGCCACCATCTAAGGCTCGACACAAGATCAAGTAGATGGTGACTAAGGCGTCATACCCATTATCTTCTTCAGTGAGTTTCTGCCCAGTTTGCTCCGATGCCGAACTCACTATCGATCCTGATGTTGAAGTTGAACTTCTCGCCAACTTCTTGCGCCATTCTTCTAGTGATATTACCGACATCTTCTTCATGCCCTTTCTTCACAGCGATTTGCACTTCGTCATGTACCCACGCCAAGATATGAGCATCGATGTTTTGACGCTTGATCTCATCGTAGATGTGGATGACCCAGTGACGTGCGATAGTCGCCGCAGTTGATTGGAGTAGTGTGTTGAAGGCGGCATGAGCAGACCGAACCTTCGTGTATCTCTTATCGATACCTATCAGGTAGCCCTTCTTCGCCGCCTGATCGACATTTGTCTTAAGACGTTTGAAGGCTGGTAGATTGCTCATGATCCTTGATCGAAGTGCTCGTCCCTCTTGCATACCACCACCTACAAGTGTTCCTAACTTCTGATCCCCTGCCCCATAAATAAGGCTGAAGATGAAAGTCTTGGCGGCATCCCGTGTAGGTAGTCCAGCGGCCTTCTGGTTCTCAGTGTGAATGTCCCCTTCAAGGATCGTGTTTATGTAATCATGATCTTTCATGAAATGTGCAAGACACCTTAATTCGATGCCTGACAAATCAGCCCCGACCAGTGAGTAGCCCTCGTCTACCGTGAATAACTCACGACACTCCCGTCCGTATGGAAGACGAACGGCAGGGACTTGGGCTAAGTTGGGTGATCGATGACTTGCTCGACCACTGACAGTACCGCCACAGACAATCGTATGACCGATGCGGCGGGTATCCTCGTTGACAAGTTTGAGCCATGCGGCCTTTCCCTCGGCTAACTGACCGATACGCTTTTGAAGCATAAAGTATTCAGCGAGGATCTTGGCTTCGGGATAGTCCAAGGTTGCCAAGATGACATCATCGATCTGGGCGTGACCCTGCTCTGTCATCTTCGTAGGCTTCCAGTTGTACTTGGTACGAAGACAGTGCTCGATATGTCTACGGGAGTTTGGGTTGAAGTGAACGGTCTTCTTCTTGGTGAAGGGAACACCTTTCTCATACCCCAACTTGGAGTTATTAACTTTGGGTATGAATACTTCAGAGATTACCCAAGGCTCGAACAGTTCGCCGAGGTTGTCCTCGATCTCTATTCGTCTCTGAACTAGATCGGCATATAGTTTGGTGGCTTTCTCGACATCGAGAGTCCACCCATAGTTACCGACTTCAGTGCAGATCTCGTGGATACGATGTTCTGCTCTAATACAGTTATCGTCCCATGTATCTACATCAAGGTGTTTAAGTAGGGAGTGTGTGACCTCTACATCTTGCTCACAATACTTGAGCATCTCATCAGTAAAGGTATCCCAGCCACCCTCGTAGTCTCCCTTGTGATTTCCCATGCGTAAACCCCAAGCGGCAAGACTGTGAGAACCGAAAAGTCTCCGAGGGAGGATAGCGGAGTCTTCTCCGTTATACGCCTCAAAGTCCTCGTTCTTGATGTCCGCTTTCATCAAGCGACTAAGGACAAGCGTGTCAGTTACTCGCCCCGTGGGTAGGAAATCTGGGTAGACCAGACGGATGGCTGGGATGTCGAAAGCAATGATGTTGTGCCCAATGATCTCTTCGGCTTCAGTGAGGAGTCTGAGACCGTTTTGGACGCCATCTCCATAGAACGATTGGGTCTCACCGCTTTCTATACACTTCACGCATATGCAATGAAGGGTATCCATAGTATCGAGTAGGCCATTGGTCTCAATGTCCCAGACGATACGCTTAAACTTGCGTGTATTCATGTTTGTCTCCTTAGAACTCGTAATCCGCTTCGAGTAGACGACCTGTGTCACGGTTGTAGCCAAGCAGACCAGCGAAGCCTGTCTGTCCTGTGAACCTGTTCTTCAGGATTTGGAGTTGTCTTTGATCCCCATCAGGATCTTCTGGGCTAATCTGAAGCCCTATGCAGATGTCGCTTAACTGAGCGATGGCGTGACTGCCCCGCAGTTGACCTAGACGGACACGAGAGCCATCTTCATGGCCTTTGTCGCCTTCGGGTCTCCGCAGGTGGGACACGAGAAATAGACAGATGTCTAACTCCTGAACCAGCGTTCTCAGTCTTGTCATAGCCATGTCGATCAACTTGCGTTCATCGTTAGTGGCTAACCCTGAGATGAGGATTGAGATGTGGTCGAGGAACACATAGCGGACATCTAGTGCCCGACACATGAACTCGATCCGTTTACAGATGATCTCAACATCGTTAGAGCCGAAGTGATCATAAAGATACAAAGGCTCTTTGCCTTTGAAGAGATCTTGGAACGTGTCATCGATGTCAGCCCGTGACACATCAGAACGATCGATAAGAATGTTCTTGTTCATGTGTAGACCCACAAGCCCAAGAAGCGTTCTCTTGTTGCTCTCTTCGAGCATAATCATCCCAGTACGCTCACCAGCCAGATGAAGGCTGTAAGCGATCTCTCGGATGAATGTAGACTTTCCCGATCCCGAGCCTGCTGTGACTGTGACCAGTTCACCTGTCCTGATACCACGAGTTATCTCATTTAGTTTCTGGTACGGGTAAACGATGGGAGAGGCGGCATCTTCCACACAGACTGCCTTTCGTAGATCGGTAGCCGCCACAATGCCATCTGGACGATATTCTTTCGCTTGCCAGATTGCATTAATGACATCACCACCTTTCCCCTTTACTAGACACTCATTAGCGTCCTTGTACGGTAAAGTGGCTACTTTGGCTCTTCCTACAGGTAGTAATTCACAGACTTCCTGAGCCGCCTCACGACCTTTGTCGTCTTGGTCAAACATCAGGATGACTTCTTCAAAGCCTAACACATAGTCCCAGTTGTCCTTGATACTTCGGACTGCTCCCGCCGCCCCGTTGGGAAGAGAGACAACAGGCCACTTGTGATTTTGAAGTTGGCTGACCGACATCGCATCGATCTCCCCCTCGGTAATCACGAGTTTCTTTCCTGTAGACCAGAGGTGGCATCCATAGAGCGGGAGGCTTCTTCCCTGCCCTATGATCGAGAATTGTTTGTCTTTGGTACGGACTTTCTGTGCAACAGCCTTACCCGCTGTATCGCGATATAAGGCCGCTTGAGCACTATCATCATTGTACCTGATACCTTGGTAGCCCCACTTTCGGCAGGTTTCCTCAGTTAGTTGACGCTGTTCAAGTCGTGCAAAAGAACCATCGATAAAGCCGTAGTCACTCGGTGTAGTAGACCGAGACTCGGGTATCTCACCATCCTCACTAGGGGGTGTGTAAGATTGGCAAGAGAAGCAATAGTAGTGACCATCATCGTAGATGGCGTTTGCATCGCTTGAGCCACAACCATGGCAAGATGTCTTCGTGATATAGTTACTTTCGGAATGACCTTCAGTCATCAGTGCTCTCCTCTTCATTGGCTTCATGTAGCCAGTCGTCTGGAATAGTCTTGTGTGCCCACCGAAACCCGTGGCGGTCGCAATACATCGCATATGAAGTTGGACTGCCCTTGTAGAGTTTGGCGTTAGCGTTTGAGAAAACGAACCTGATGTCGATGTCGGGGTGCTGGTCTTTGATCAGAAGATGCTTGTGGCGATCTGCTGTGACCCAGCGACCCTTAGTCTCGACATAAAAGAAACCGCCCCCCTGTTTAGGGAGACGGAAGTCAGGTGTGTAGTGGGTGTCTCGGGCTGGTATGGTGTAGTTGATCTTATGGTTCTCATAGTCAACTTCCAGACCAGCCTCTTCGATCTGTTTGGAGATTTTACTCTCAAGCCCAGATCGGTAGCCGTACTTGATGCCTCTAGAAGTCGAAGTCGTTCCCCGCTTCTTCGGCGTCTTGCTGGGTTTGGGCATTAGAAGTCTCCGCTACAAAGCCACCTTCGATTGCATCAAACTCTGCTGAACTTGACTCAGCGAGATCGACAACCTGCACGGCTTGAATCTGAAGACTCGTACCGATGTTGCCCCCTGTGTCGTAAGGCTTGATTGCCCCTTTGACACGAAGGGTTGAACCGCCCCAGATCATTGGGGCTGAGGCTGGTGCGATGACGTGACCTGCGCTATCAACCAGTTTTGGCTGATATTTACTCTGAAGACGAAAGATGATCTCTCCCGTCTCCTCGTCTGTTTTATAAGGGACACGAGCACTTGACGCTTTTGCACCGTGCGCTTCCTGATTGGCTGACTTGATAGCCGCGACAAGTTCTTCAGCGTCTTTCGGGCTGACACGAAGACCAGTCTTATACTTGTCTCCGAACTTAGTGTCGGGCTTGTTTAACCACGGATAAACGGCGATGCCTTTAGGTGTCATGAAGTTTTGTGCACTCATTGTCTGTCTCCTTGTCTGTTTGAGTTGGTTGAGTGTGCTGTTGATCGATAACCGTCAATTCAATGCCAAGCCGAGCGGCTTCAGCACCAAGGGTCACGGGGACTGGCGTACCTGCTTTCTTGTGCAGAAGAGCCAGCCCCAACACTCTCTCTCGAGGGTGCATTGGGGTGGTCTCCGTATGGTTGTTGAGGTTATGTCTATAGGGGGGACACAAATGCTACGAGAAGCAGTACATCGAGTCCTTAACGCCCTGTAGATCTAGGTTTCCCTTCCGAGGTATCTTCGGAAGTTCGACTTTGTGATCCTTGCCAAGAACTCGTGTCGAGTCTTCGAGGATCTGGGTGTACAGACAGGTATTCTCGTACTGTTCGACAAATGTCTTGCGGACAGCGTGGAAGAGTTTCCAAGTGTCAGCGGGTACAGTAGCGAAACTGTCATGTATAAGCATATAGTCACGAATGTCATTCTGTAAGCCTTCCAAGACGGTAGACATCAAGTGTGAACTATCGAGACTGTGAATGATGTTGGGTGAGATAGACGACTTAGCCTTCTTCTTGTCTATCCGCTGTTGATTAATCACTGACAGCGTTACGTTAGACCGAAGGGGCTTCGCCGCTTCTCTGTCGAAGAGGTAGACCTTTAACTTCTTCGGCTTAAATGGTCGGTAGTAATTGACCACTGGGAAGCCTACAGGCGTATACCACGAGCAGAACTTACCACGGTGTGCCAGCATACCTGCAAGTTCACGGAAGAAGTTCATACCCTCTCGTGCGCCGATTACGACCTCATTGACAGCATCCCAGTTGGCTTCTGCCAATACAGTCGCCGCCCTCGCCTTGTCCTCGAAAGGATAGACAGGGAGTTTGCCTAAGTAGACCTCTTCCTGTAAGGGGACGAGTGTGTCTTCTAAGATCTGATCCTTGAAGCCGAACTTAGTCGCTGAGTAACCGAAGGTCATCACGTTCCGCTTGACCAACTTGCGGCCTATGCCGAACTTAATCCACTCATCAGCCTGTTCATGTGTTGACTGCTGGAGTTTCTCAACGACCCTATCAGCGACCGTCTGGTAGATGTCCTGTGGTCGGTCTGATGGGATCAGGTTGACCAACTGTCCGTCTGTTTCAGACAGCCCTAAAGCCGCAAAGTGTTGAACGCCAGAGTTACTACCGTCCAGACCAATAGGTAAACCAGACACGAAGTCTTCCTCGGTGGTGTACCGATAGAGTTCACGACAGGCCGCTAGGAAAGCAAACGGCTTATCAGCGTCCTTCCACTTATCGTAGGTGGACTCGAAGTCTCTACCGACCTCTAAGATCCAGTCCTGATTGTCTTCGACCCACTGGATACGCTCTGCCATAGGCTTCTTGCTGATCTTATCGAAGTCACCAGCATTGGCACAGGCAAAGGCGATCCACTGAAGGGCGTCCTGATCCACAGGCTTTGCTCTATGTAGATAGAACATTGACCTAATGTGGTCTTCTCTGTGGTGGTTAAAAACGGACACAGGATACACCCGACCACGGAAGTCGAAGTTGTGCGGAATGTAGAAACACTCGAACTCCGACATCTCCTTAGCGGTCGTCAAGTCCTGAAACATACAAGACCGATTACTGTCGATCTTCCTGTTGATGTCACGGATGCCTCTAGACTGGATACGCCAGCCCTTCTTATCGCCATCGCTTAGACTGTCGTAGTCTTCAGGATACTCGATGTCTTCAACGTAGTTACGCTTAGGAAAGCCGTTAGGCGTCTTGTCGTTGTCCCAGCACCACAGTACGGCATCATACACATAGGTATTGATCT